AAGAACATCGCGGTCGGCGAAATCGGGATCGATGACGAGTTCCCGTCTGGCCACAAACACGGCCCAGCGCATCCAAGCGACCGGTGCCGCGTTCTCTTCATCTACGGGGCCAAAAATGTCTGAGGCTACCCTCTATTACGCCCTCAAGTCGGTTGACGAAAACGCCCGCACCGTGACTGGCCGCGCAACGCGCGCCGAAGTCGATCGCTCCGGCGAGATCCTGGATTATTGGGGATCGAAGCCCTATTGGGAAGCTTGGCGCGACGAGACGCTTGCCGCTTCTAAAGGCCTTTCCATGGGGGCCCTTCGTGTGATGCATCGCGACGACATCGCCGCGGGCGTCGTGACGCGGATGGACTTCCTGGACGCCGAAGAGGCTGTCGACATCGAAGTCAAGGTCACCGACCCCCTGGAATGGGAGAAGGTCACCAGCGGCACCTACACCGGGTTCTCGCAGCGCGGCCCGTACATCTCGAAGACTCCGGACACATCGCTCCCCCGGTTTCGCGGCATGGTCGTGAATCGCGTGGTGATCGCGCCCCGGGAAGTCTCTCTCGTGGATCGGCCTTGCGTGCCGTCGGCCACGTTCTTCGAGGTCAAGAAGTGCGACGGAACCACAGAAAACAGATCCTTCAAAGGGGGAGACATGGACGAGAACGAAAAGCCCGTCGAGGGCGAAGCCAAGAAGGGCCTGTGGGAGGCAAAGCGCTTCCTCGACCTTCTGGAAGATGCCCGCTGGCTGCAAGTCATGCTGGCCGACGAGAAGATCCGCGAGGGTGACGCCTCAGTCGTGCCGGAAGACCTCAAGACCTGCGTGGGTATGCTGGCCGACCAGGTCGAAGCCTACATCGGCGAGCAGCTTACCGAACTCAAGGCGGGCGGCGTGGTGGCGGAAGCCTCCGAAGCCGTTGGCGCTGCCGAAGAAGGCAAGGCCGATGCAGGCAATGAGACCGACGCCATCAAGGCGGCGCGCAACGGGCGCAAGGCGGCTCGCACAGCCCTCTGCGAAGCGCACAAGGCCTACATGGGCACGTACGGAGATGGAGAAGAGGAAGACGAAGGCGGAAAGGCCGAAGCTGCTGTCGAGGGTGAGGCGAAGAAGGCCGACGCCCCCGACATCGACGCTCTGGTGGCCGCTGCCGTCGAGAAGGCATTGGAGGCCCGCAAGGCGGCGCCTGCCGAAGATCGCCCGCGCCCCTCGGTGCGCGCGGTGAGCAAGGAAGAAGACTCCGAGGCCAAGAAAGGTGCCGACCAGTTCGACGCCCGCAAGGCCGCTTCGGAGGCTCCGACCCCGGTCGACGCCATGAAGACCATTCTCCAGAATCCCAACGCGTTCGCGATCCGTCACAACTGAAACAGGCAAAGGAAAACACCATGAGCACCATGAGCGCAATCGAAGAAGTCCGCAAGGCCCGCGAAAATGCCGGGCTGGCGGGAGACGAAGCCAAGAAGGCGATGACCGTTTCGACGGGCGTCGTAAACTACGACCTGGCTTCCGGTCTCAAACAGACCTACGCCTACACGGCCGAAATGACCATGCTGGGCGCCGAAATCCCCCGCGTGCCCGGCAAAGGTGACACGGCCACTCGCTGGAAGGCGATGACTGGCATCAACACCAACAACACCCACCTAGGCGTCTCCGAGGGCAACCGCGGCGCGACCGTGACCAGCACCGTCGCCAACTTGACCGCCGCCTACTCCAAGCTCGGCCTGGAAGACTCGGTCACGTTCGAGGCTGACTACGCTGCGAACGGATTCGATGACCTCAAGGCCATCGCCCTGTCGAACCTGCTCAAGGCCGCGCTGATCGGCCAGGAAAAGCAGCTGTTGGGCGGCAACGCCAACAACCCCCTGGGCACCACCCCCACCCCCACCGTGGCCAATGCCGGCACGGGCGGCGGCATCGCGGCTGCGACCTACAACGTCGCCGTGGTCGCGCTGTCGTTCGACGGACTGGATCGCGCGGGCGGATTCGTTGCGGCGACCGCTTCGGCGATCACGCAGACCGTTCCCCAGCAGATCACCAAGACCAACGTCGACGGCTCGTCCGACACGATCAACGCCGGTGCCGCCCAGAAGTCGGTCACCGCAGCGACCACCACTTCCGGCTCGACCTCGGTCATCACGGCCACCGTCGCGCTCGTCGACGGAGCCGCCGGTTACGCGTGGTTCGTCGGGACTTCGGGCGCCGAAAAGCTGGTCGCCATCACGGCGATCAACTCGGTCTCGCTCATCGCCCTGCCCAACGCCGGAAACCAGGCCTTGTCGGCTCTCGCAGCCGCGGACTACTCGGCGGATTCGTCCTACAACATGGACGGTCTGTTGACCTACGCCCGCGCCTCGCTGGGCGCCACGGTCTACGCGTTGCCCACCGGAACCGCTGGCGTCGGAACCACGCTGACGGCCTCGGGTCGCGGCACCATCACGCAGATCGACGCCGCCCTGGTGACCTTCTACAAGGCATGGAAGTTCAACCCCGACCAGATGTTGTTGTCCATGGACGACTACAACAACATGGCGACCAAGATCATCAACAACGGCGGCGCTCCGTTGGCTCGCGTGGTCCAGCAGGCCGAAGGAGGCCAGCCCATCGCGGCCGGCATCCTGACCTACGTCTACGTCTCGCCCAACGGCCAGCGGATCAAGATGCGCGTCCACCCGTTCCTTCCCCAGGGAACCATCCTGCTCTACTCGTCCTCGCTGCCCTACGCCGGCACGGGAATCGGGTCGGTGATCCAGGTGAAGACCCGTCGCGAGTGGTACGCCACCGAATGGCCCCTGCGCACCCGCAAGTGGGAATACGGCACCTACGCCGACCAGGTCCTCCAGCACTTCGCCCCGTTCTCCATGGCGAAGATCACCAACATCGCGTTGGGCTGATCTCGTCGGGGGAGGCAACCCCTCCCCCGTTTTCACTTTTCACGAAAGGTCAGAAAATGGCGATCCTGTACCCCGCTTCCGAAGGAAGCTGCAACGACATCTCGGTCGACGGCGAGAACATCCCTCGCACGGACGACGGCGGATTCGACGTTCCGGACCATTTGGCCGGCGTCATCCTGTCGAGCCTGCCCGGCTTGACCACCGAGAAGCCCGCCGCGCCCGCGGTGGAGGCCAGGGTGTCCAAGAAGGGGGCGAAGCCCGAAGACGCTCCCGCGGTGGAGGCTTAAGTCGTGGCCGTGTTGGCCTTGACGACCGTCGCGCGCTTGCGTGTGTTCGGAGGTATCACGGGGACCGCTCCTGATACCGATCTCGTCTTGGCCGACATGATCGACTATGTCTCGCAGAAGCTCGAGCAATACTGCTCGCGCCCGTTTCTCCAGGTAGCCAGGGTGGAAAGCCGCGTCCTGCAAGGGCAGATCTTTCCGACCCTGGGCTACCCCGTCATCTCGGTTTCGTCCGTCATGGTCGCCGAATCCGGGCGCGCGCGTGACCTGCGGGCGTGGACTGATTTCGAGATCACGCCGGGCGGCAATTCGATCTCGGTGTGGGACATCGCCCGCGGCTCGCTGGTTCAGGCTTCGTTTGTGGGTGGCGTCTCGCCTGACACGGCAGATGTGATCGCGAATCACCAGGTCCTTGAAGGCGCGTGCAAGCTCCAGACGCTCAACCTCTGGCAGCGCCACAAGTCGCCCGACAAAACCGGGTTGACGATCGTTTCCGGCGACACCCGTTGGGAAGGGCAATACGAGATGCTGAAGGACGTGAAGCGCGATCTCGACAACAACTACCGAGCCTCGCAGAGGTTCGTATGACCGCCGCGTTTCGCTTCGAATACACGACGGCGAAGGTGCCGAATCCCCAGCGCATCCAGGCCATCGGGCGCGATTGGGGTCGTGATTTCCTTGCTCGCCTCCAGAAGGAGCGACTGAGCGGGCGCACGGGCGACATGGGCCTGGTGCGCCGGTCCGGTAACCTCGCGCGCGACTGGAATACGACCACGGATGTTTCGGGCGCCTCGCTGACCGTGAACATCAAGACCAGCGGCGCCGCCGACAAGTACGCGGGCCTGCAAGAGTTTGGCGGCACCGTCAAGCCAGTTTCCGCCCAATGGCTCTGGATCCCGCTCTCCGAAAACAAGACCTCTGCCGGCGTCGCGCGGATCACTCCGACCCAAGCCATGAGCAACGGCGGGTTTTTCACGAATTGCCGCACGGGCGGGAAGATCTTCTGGGCCTACGGGCTGACCGCGGCATCGCGCAAGCGGGCGTCGCGCGAGGTCAAGAAGGGCCGTGCCAAGGATGAGCTGGTCCCGCTGTTTGTCCTGAAGAAGGAAGTGACCGTACCAGCTCGCCTCGGTGCGACATCGCTTTTCGAATCCATGCTCCCGCTCTTGGGGTACGCCGTGATCGCCGAAGTCGAGGGGGCTTGGGATGCTTAGCCTCTCCATCTCCAACGGCACGCCGTTCGGCGGGCAGACGGTCACGATCACCGGCTCCGGGTTCGGCGCTTCGGCAGGCGGCGTCACGTTCGAAAGCCGCGCGGCGGATGTCGTTTCCTGGTCGGCAGGCTCCGTGGTCGTCAAGACCCCGCGCCGGTCCACCGGTGGGCGCCTGACCATCGATCCGACTCCGGTCGCCGTGGTCCTGACTCCCGCTGCCGGCGCGCCAGACTCCGGAGCCTACACCTACAACTGCACCCGCTGGGATCGCATCCTGGCGCACGTGCGCGCCTACCTGGCACAGATCCACGTCGACCGCGGTGACTACTTCACCATCGGCGAAAGCCAGATCCTCGGACTCAAGATAGGCGGACCGGACGACACGGGCGCACCGATGCCGCAGGGCGCCGTCTACCGCTCCATGATCGACTACACCGACACCGCAACCGCGGGCCTCGACAAGCCGCACGGATTCGCGACCGGAACCATGAAGTGCGTCGCGCAGTTTGTGTGCGATCTGGGCGACCTAGCTGATTGGGACTTCACGCTCGGCGCTCTCGGTGCCGACGTGTGGCGCGCGCTTCGCCTTGCTCGGCAGGCCGACCCCTACGGAATCGACATCCGACCCGTGCGCGTCTATCCCGGCCCCGCCGAAGGGCAAGAGGACGGCGCCCGCGGCTCTGTCTCGGTCGAGTTCGACATCGAGCTCAAACACATCACCACCAACATGAATTCCAACACCCAGGGGGAATAGATGCCGCTTTCCATCCACTCCAAGCGCCGCGTGCTCTACATCAAGACCGAGGGCGCGACCCCCGGCACGTTCGTCGGCAAGACGATTCTCTATGCCGTCGCCAACGCGGTGATTCCGCCTGACTCGATCAAGTACACGCCCAAGGTCGAATTCGCCGACCGCAAGCCGGAAGGCTCCAGCCTCCAGCCCATCGCCTCGGTGGCCGGCGCTTCGAGTGCAACCGTGGCCTTCTCCTCCCGCTTGATTGGGCCTCCGACCAAGGGCGTCGCTGGGCCGCTCACCGACCTGTTCAAGTCTTCCGCGATGTCGGAGGTCCTGGTCGCCACGACTTCGGCCACGTTCACCGAAAACCCGAACTCCCAGACGCGGCTTTCGATCGGCGTCGGCATGATCCAGGAAGATGGCCTCCTCGAGATCGAATGGGCCATCGCCGGTGCCGCCCCTTCGAAGTGCGATTTCGGCGCGGACGGCCTCGGCAAGCCGCTCATGATCGAATGGGAATTCCTCGGGAAGCCCGCCTACGAGACTGGTACGCTGGTCGCCGTGGATGACGCCTCCCCGAACGTCGGAATAACCTTCGTGGACGACGACGCGAACGGCTTCAGGTTCCTTGGATTGACCGTGACCTCTGGCACGATGACGCGGGAAATCTCCAAGTTCTCGTTCTCCCGTGGCCTGTCCGTCGAACTCGACACCAGCATCACGGACCCGACCGCGCACGGATACTGCAAGTACGGCCCGACCGATCCCGTCCTCAAGATCGACCCCGCCAAGGTGCCCGTCGCCACGGCGAACGATGTCGCGACCATGATCGCAGGCGGCAAGGCTTCGGCGGGGTTCACGCTGACCAATGCGGCCGGCAAGACTTTCTCGATGGCTTTCCCTAACCTCCAGCCCGTCTCGATGTCCGACGACGCGCGCGGGAACGTGTCGACGTGGGGAATCGAGGCTCATTGCCGTCGTTCCCAGACCGGCGCGGCGGTGGACGCCTCGGACGCCTTCACGTTCATCTTTGCCTGATCGCGGGCGGTACGCCTACCCGGGTGCGGGGGCCTCTCCATCTCCCTCCGCTCCTGGCCTCGTTGGCAGCGAGGCGTCTTCGTTTTTCGAGATGGATCCCAAAGAGGTGAATCGTGTCTGAAGATGGAATCAAGCCGATCATGTGGGGCATCGACCCCGAAGTCCTGTACCCATGGACGCCGCGGGCCTTCCGCGAAGTCCTGGAGCCGGAGCGCAAGGAAGGTGAAGGCGACGACGCTATCTTCCATCCTGCCAAGCTCGGCAAGGCGGTTGTGGGCGCCCCCGTGATCCTGTTGGGTGCACTCCTGGAAAAGACATACCTGGAGATCGAGGCATCCCGCAACGAGTACCGCAGGGCGCGGGCTAAGCTCCTGTCGGAAGGCAAGGACGCGGACGGCCTCAATGTGTTTCCGGATGATCTGGTTTCGCG